TTTGATCTGTGTTTAATTCTTCTTCTGTTTTTGCAGCAACATCACGATTGAATTTAAGTATATTTGTAATTTGTTCGCTATATTTCGTGTAATTTACTTTTACAGGTTTAATAAGAAAACTGTACTGGTTGTCACCTTGGTCGCTTAAGAATGATATTGATTTAGCGACTTTTGTTTGATTTCGCTTTCTGTCCATATCTTGTTCGGCAATATTCTTGCCTCGTTTGCCACCTCTAGTTCTTGGTCCTGTACTGGTCATATAAATACCTTGTTGATTATATCTTTATTTAGGCGATAAAATGGCATGGAAAGGGAGATACACGGTCAAGAACCCAGCTAAATATAAGGGTGACCCGACCAAAGTTATTTATAGGTCAAGTTTAGAACTGAAGTTTATGAACTTTCTTGACACGCATTCTGATGTTCTTGAATGGAACTCAGAAGAAGTCGTAGTGCCATATCGCTGCGTTACAGATAATAAGATGCATCGATACTTCGTTGACTTCTGGTTTAAGAAAAGAACACCAGATGGTAAATTAGAAAGTATCCTCGTCGAGATTAAGCCATTGGCTCAGACTCGCGAACCCAAGAAACAGCAGAGAAGAACTAGACGCTATATTAACGAAGTGATGACTTGGGGCAAGAATCAATCGAAATGGAAAGCTGCCGAAGAATACTGTAAAGATCGTGGCTGGAAGTTTCAAATTATAACAGAGAAGGAATTAAACGGCTAATGGCTGCATATATTTACACTAGATTGGTTAAAGACGCTACAAAAGCTGGCGTCGACTTGACATCGCATACCAAAAAAGCAGTTACATGGTTAAGAACCAAATACGCAGAAATCGGCAAAAATACAGTTGTTCCTTCTAAGTTTATTAATGAATCTGAAAACAAAAGAAAGCGCGTCAAAATGGGTAGAATGTATATGTTCTTGTATGACCCAAAGGGTAAGAAAGAACTTCCATACTACGACCGCTTTCCTTTAATCTTTCCAGTGCAATTTGCGCCTGATGGATTCTATGGTTTGAATCTGCACTACTTGCCACCTATTCTACGCGCGAAACTGCTCGACGCTCTGTACGAAATGAGAATTAACACCGAGAAGAAAGACGAAACCACAAGACTTCGTCTAACATATTCATTGCTATCTGGAGCTGCTCGCTTTAGATTATTTGCTCCATGTTTCAAGCATTATCTATACGAGCATACTCGCTCGTCGTTTATCTATGTTCCACCAGAAGAGTGGGATATGACAGTATTCTTACCAACAGAACAATTCAAGAAAGCTACCAAAGAAAAAGTTTGGAAAGATAGCAGGAGCAAAGTATAATGGCTGAAGAACTTAATCGTTTTAGTGTAGACAATTTTGTAAGTAAGTTCTTAGAAGTTGGTTTAATTCAGGCTTCTAACTTTTATGTAAAGTTTACTCCGCCTGTTGACGGATTCAATGATGTAGCCATGTTATGTTCTGCCACCAATCTTCCTGGAAGAAGAATTGCTACAACTGAACAAAGACCCTATGGATATGGCCAAGTGATTAAAATGCCATATGATGTCATGTATGATGAAATTGAATTGACTTTTTTTGTTGATGCAAAGAGCGCATCGGCTTTGCAATTATTTGACAAATGGCTTTCTAAAATTATACTAACTGATAAAGAGTTTCCAAAGAATAAACAAAGAGTAGCATACAAATCAGACTATCTCTGCAACGATCTAAAGATATATGTAATGAATCAAATGGTCGGCACCGAAAACCCTACAGACGCGGATTCTTCAAATGAATCAAATTCCATGGCCATAATTGAGTGTCATTTAATAGAAGCATTTCCTGTTCAAATCGGGTTTCCAATTTCATTAGATTGGGGTGATGGTGATGAATTTTTGAGAGTTAATATTACCTTTGCGTACAGAACAACTGAATATAGATTCGGTAAATTAAACCTAGAAGCATTGGATGGCAAATACTACAACACACGCTCTCCTTATGATACTCCGTCTAGAGTTGACCAAGACGCTAAAGATATTTCGGATTTCTTGAATAGCACTGCGAACTTTATTGGTAGTGTTGCCGATACAGCGCAAAAGATTAATCAGGTTAAGACTAACTTGACTATTCTAAAGAGAGCAGATGGTATTCTTAATACTACCAGCTCGCTATTACCATTCTTGGGCAACAATAGAACTGCGATAGACACTATAAATAATGTTAATAAGATTATCTCAGGAACTAATTTCATAAAACAAAATCTGAATAATATTAGAAAATTCCCTTAATAAATGATTGACTGATTGGAGAAATACAATGGCTTTACCCAAAATTAAACAACCTATCTTTGAACTAGAGATTCCATCAACAGGTCAGAAGATTCGTTATAGACCATTCACCGTAGCTGAAGAAAAGATTCTTCTCGTCACTAAAGAAAGCGATGATGTGAAAGATATGGTAAATGCGTACAAAGCAATCGTAAATAACTGTTGCTTAGATAGTATCGATGTTGACAAATTATGCTCGTTCGATCTGGAATACTTCTTCTTGAATATTAGAGCGAAATCTGTTTCTAATATTATTGCGGCTAGAATTAAAGACGAAGATGATGGTCAAACATATGATGTAGAAATCGATCTCGATAAACTAATCGTGTCTAAAACCAAAGCAGAAAAATTGATTAAGCTGACTGATGATATTTCTGTTCTGATGAATTATCCTACATTTGATACCATTGCCAAGGTAGGAAAATTAGACGAAAGCAGTCAAATGTTAAGCACAATGATTGCTTGTATCGAACAGATCTATCAGGGCGAGGAAGTATTTGAAACTTCAGAATACTCAAGGAAAGATATGGAAGAGTTCGTTCTTTCTATGGGTGTTAAAGAGCTTCAAAAGATTAAAGAATTTTTCGATGGCATGCCAAAGGTATATGCAGAAGTCAAGTATAAAACTAAAGATGGCGCTGAGAAAATGATTGTATTAGAGGGTATCCAAAGTTTTTTCGACTAATGGTAGGGTATATGTCCCTACCACATTATTACGAACTTAACTTTTCGCTGATGCAGCATCACAAGTATTCTCTCGAGGATATTAATGAGTGGCTACCTTTTGAACGTGACATTTATGTCAGTATGCTATTAAAACATCTAGAAAAAGAAAAAGAACAAGCAAAGAGAAACTAAATGGCAACCAAACCACTACCGATGTTTTTGACTGATAAAAATGGTCGTCCTGCAAAAGGCGACGAATCATCAGACGCTAAACTAATGATTGAAGCTCAAAAAGATCAACTTACTGTTTTGACGGATATTCGCGGGCTTATGAAAAATATAGCAGATAATATATTTGCGGGTATGGTTGTTACCTTGCCGTCAGAAGCAATGGATCTTCTTACTGCACCATCAAAGGCAAACGCTCTCGCTACGAAAGAAAAAGAAAGAGAAGCTGGTTTAGGTAAAGATGAAAAGGAAATGAGTCCACTTGGAAAATTGTTTCAAGAATATTTTGGTGGTCTCAAAAGAGTAGTGACAATTATAACAGCAGTATTGATACCATTTCTATTAGGATTCTTATTAAGTTTTGTTGATCTTACCAAACCGCTTGATCTATTAAAGGCTGCTCTTACAGGTTTAGCTGTTTACATTGGCGGTAAATTTCTAGTATTGTTAGCAAAGAATTGGTTGAAGGGTTTATTCATGGGACCAAAGGTAATCAATGCTCCTGGTTCTGTAATCAATGCTGGTGGAATTCCAGGAACTCCTGCTGGTAAAGGTGGTAAAGGTGGAAGATCGATTCCAGTCCCAATTCCTCCAGTTCCTCTTCCCGAGGGATCTGCAGGAGGAGGAGGTATGCTTGGAAAATTGGCGAAATTGATGCCTGTGCTCAAAGTGATTGGTAAATTGACTTTGGTATTAACAATAATCACTTCTGCGGTGGAGGGAATTTTTGGGGCAATCGAAGGATTCAAAAAGAATGGCATTGTCGGAGCATTTAGAGGTGCTCTTGTTGGAATCACAAACGGATTGATCGGTTGGATAGTTGGCATCGGTCAGTTTATTGTTTCTGGTCTTTTAGATTTGTTCGGTTTCGAAGATGCAGCAAAGATAGTTGAAGAGTTTAACTTCAAAGAATTCTTAGATAAGTATATGGGTTTCCTAAACCCAATTGTTGGTTTTATCGATCTATTTGATGAAACTAGTGTGATTAGAAAGAACTTTGATAAAGCACTACAAAAGGTTAGTGGCGTTAGCGACTTCGTTTCTAATATCTGGAAAGATATTACAGAAGCTATAAAAACTACGTTGATTAAAATTGGCCAAGCGATTCCAGGTGGTAGTGCGTTACTCCGAGCACTTGGGCTTGGTGGTGGCGATGGAGCGAAACCAAACGAAAATGAGAAAATAGAAAGACTGGCCAAACAAGCCGAGGATCGTGGTGATACTGACCTTGCTGAAGAACTAAGATCAGCTAAAAACGAAAAAGAAGCTAAAAAAGCACTTATGGATTCTGGCATGAGTGAAGCAGAAGCAAGAGTAGCTCTTGATCCTGAGAAATATGCTGGAATGACTGGGTCTAAACCTACTCCAGTTCCGCCAGCAAACAGAGCAGAAGAACTTGATAGGAAAACTGATGAAGCCAGAGCAAAACCACCAGAAAAACCACAGCCAGCTCAAACTAACACAACAGTTGTAAATGCTCCAAACAATATACGATCCACAACTAATATGAACCAAGCGCCACACGCTGATAGGATGGGAATCGGTAGCAAAGGAAACGCTGGATACAGTGGATTCAGCAAAGCATATACCTAAAGAAAAGGGAGCCGAAGCTCCCTTTCTTTTTAACCAGCTAATTTTCGGAAAAAATCCAAATCATCATCTTCATCTGAAGCAGGAGTATCTGCTACTGGAGCAGATTGCGCTTCAGCTGCTTTCGCGCGAGGAACGTACTCAGCGACTTCTTCATCAGTGTCAGCAGCAGTTGCACCAGCAACACCACCAGCACCTAGAACACGGTCAAGATGAGTTTTCAATTCATCGTACGACTTGAAGTTCGACGGATCGACGATCTTCTTCAGGCTGTGCTCAGAAGCCCAGACTGATTCTAACTTAGCGTCATCATCAAGAAGCGGAGTCTTAGGATCGAACTGCGATTGGTCGTAGTTGCGATAGCCAGCGACTTGGCGAATCTTCAGACGGAAGTTAGCACCTTCCCACAAGTCAAACGGATTGACTGCTTCGTCTCCTTCAAATTCAGGATACATGATAGCCTGAATCTTATCCCAGATCTTCTTGCCGAATTTGTACAAGAATACCTT